TCTTCAGGCCAAGTAGACATAAACAGTTCATACATTTTTTCTTTGCCTATAATTTTCATGGCGGCACATATCTTTCCCTCAAGACCTGCTACGTCCTGTGGTCCATCGTCTTCTGCATTGTTGCCACGTACACGAGATAATAACTCAAGAGCCTTGAGTGCAGTTTGACCGTTGCCATTTGCTTTGGCTTGCTCGTACTGTTTCTCAAGCTCTGAGACAACATCTACATCTGTGCTGTATTCGTCTTCAAGTTCTTCAAGCCTGCGCTGGATGGCAGGTTCTTGTAGCAATCTGTATCCCTGATTGTGTGCAGACTTTTCACTATAGCCAGCAGAGATAGCAGACTGAGTAGCATTCTTGTTGATAAGATATGCTTGACAAAACTTTTCTTGACGCTCTTTAAGCTGCCCTGTCATCCATAAATTCCTCAAAAGTTTGAAACTCTTGATTGTAATACGACTGCTCAAAGACTTGATAAGCAAGAGTATTATTACCATAGAAGTCTATGTTTAGTGCTAGGTCTTTTCTTTCAAGCATCTTCTCAAGGTCTTGGGCAAGGGCAAGCAACTCGCCTGTTGTCCAGAACTTAAACCCACCAGTTTCTACATGCAAGTATTTTGGTTGTCCTGCTTCGTCTTTTGCTTCTTTATCTACAGCATCTTCTGGTACGCTACAATCAAATCCAAACAGGTGTAGGTTGCGATAGCCTAATGTTTCAAGCAGACCGATGGCTCGTGTGGCAGAGGCAGTACCGCCAGAGATAAATACTGTGCCTGTAGGAATAGGAAGCTTGGTATTGATTACAAACTTATCTTCCCTGTCTGCGTCACGTACAGCATCTGTAAAGGCATGAAAGCCTTTTACATTATCTGTCTTAGACATAATGTAGTCTACTGCAGAGATGTCTGTCATGCTGGCAATTACAAATAGTGTGCTTGGGTCAACCTCTTTAAATAGGTCTTTGCGTTTTACTCCGTGTGTGCTTACACCGTCTACAGGCCGTGGGTCTAGAATGACACAGGCTGTAGGTTTAATACCTGCTTTAAGAAGACGGGGATATGAATGCTTGACACACCATACTTCGGCATCATATTTCTTTTGAACTTTCTTAATTTCTTTCATGTCAAGTTGACCGCCTGATACAATGATGGCGTGCTTGTTATTTGTTTTGTATTGCTTGACCCAATCAAAGTCATTAATCTTTTCTACGTTGTAGATAATGTTGTTATGGATGTCGTCCTGTGGCATTGAGTCTTTTGGTTTTACAATGATGGGGATACGCATGAACTCTTGTGGTAAATCTTTCTCTTTGGGAGAGATAACTACGCCAAGATGAACCTTGCCGCCAAACGCAGTTGGGTCATCTGATGGAAGAACATATTTATTAGTGTCCTTAATTTTTTCAAAGGTTCGTATGATTCCGTTGTAGTCAGGGTTGTCCAAAAACTCTTTGTCTTCATGTGAATAGTAGTCATCGAATACAATAACGGGTACGTCTTTCAAGAAAGTGTAATCGCTTTTAACTGTATCATATGAATGACCGCCATCAATATAAGCAAGGTCTACGTCATCGAATCTCTTAGATTTCATGGTGTCCTTGGTGTCACCGCAATTTAGATTGTAGGTAAACTTCTTATTGTTCTTTGCCATCTTGACAGCAAACTCTGCAAGTCTACGGGACACAGCCTCAGTAGGATTGTGCGCCTTGATGTTTAGTTCTACCTTATCTGTCTCCTCTGTGGCCTCTTCAAATAAATCAAAGCCACGATAGTGTACTGTATCTACATTTTCAAAAGCAGCAAGTGCCATCTCAATGGCTCGACCACCATTCCATGTGCCTGTCTCTACAATAGTAAAGGTGTTACGGTCTTCAGAGTAGAAGCGAACCAAATCTGCAAGCTGTTTGTAACGCTTTGGACCTACAATATCAGGAGATACTTCCTGTTTCTTTTGCCACTTACGACTACCTTTGTTATGTATAAAGTGTTCATTTAACATACAGTTTTCAAACATCTCTAGGCCACGCACTCCCTCTGACAAGTTGCGTATCTTTGAACCATGTGCTTCATATATCTTGAGCAGGCGGGTGTACACAAATGAATCAGTCCACTCACGATAGCTGAATACTTCGTTAGTGTCATATGCGCCACGTATATCTACGATGTGAGAGCAGGCGTTATGATATGCCATGTTCCATGCAGTAAATCCTGTTTCGCTGTAGTCAATGTCAATGCGACCAAGGTGAACCATGTCTACCTCGTCAAGCATAATCTTAGCTGCGTCTTCTGCAGTAAATCTTTTCTTTGTAACAGTGTCGGCATCAAGCCATGCCAACCATCCCTTGTATTCTTCTTCAATTAACTCAAAGGCAAGGTCTGAGTAGGCATATACTTTATTACAAAAACGTACTGCGTCCAGCCTGTAATTGTATGGTGCTTCCGCAAAGCGTCCGTTTTTATCTGCATTACGCTTAATAAAATCGTTGCGTGCTTCTACATCTTCTATGTGACGGTAGGTAATGAAGCTTGCCTGCGGCAGTCCGTCTGTTTCTTTTTTATAACCCTCAAGGTACACGTATAGTTTAAAGTCGGTCGGTTTCCATTTGCTTATGACAGACTCCAGCATAGGCAGTCCATATTCTTCTTCGTGTTTTTTAGGAAAGCTTGTTACAAAAGTATACATAATTATTCCTCTGAGTATAGGTTGTTAAATATTTGGTTAGTATCAAGAGTATAATCTAGGTCGCTCTTGCTGTAATGTATTTGTGCTGATGGCTTGAAGTCTGGCGCACCCTCACCTGTAACAAACCAGGCTGGATGCGTGACCCTAACCCTGTTGTTAGGTAGGGCAACAATGTTTCCTGTCCACTCACCTGCGTCCAGCAGGCAAAGCACGTGGCTTTGTTTGTGTTGTGCAGAGTCATCAGCTATCTCGCTATCTGTGTAGTCCACAGTGAATAGATACTTGGCGGGGTACATCTCCCCATCAATCTTTACAAGCCAAGGACAGGGGGTTGCTCTGTCGATTGTATACACAGAGTGTGTTCGTGATGCACAATCCCACGGCTGTGCTTGGTGCGTTGCCATTTGTTGAGGCCAATCTTCTACAGGGATGTCTCCCATCAAGCCTGTGATAGGCATCCTTGCCCACATTGCACCGCCATGCACCGTATCTTCTTCTTCGCCTTCGGCAGATATGCCTGTAAATATAATCTGAAAACTAAGGCATCTGTTGGGCATTGTCGTAACACCGACAGCCATGCCATGTAGAAACTCTCCGTGATATGCTTCGTGATTGTGCGTGAAGTCACGGCGTACCCAGCATTTAAAGTGGGGTATGTTGCTATGTAAGAACGCCACTACATATTCTCCAGTATAAGCTGAGTAGTTATTTCTTTTTCAGTGGCAAGCCATTCTTCTGTGTACGCTTCGTCAATAGGTCGCTTCGGTTTCCAGTCTTTAAACCACGGACCACCTGTCGTAAAGTGAGCATTCTTCGCCTCAACATGTTCGCTTGAGTGTCCGTCAAGCCAATTCCATTCTTCATGTATGTCTCCAATCTCGTCATCGTCAAGCCACCCAAAAGAGTGCAGCCAAGAACCTGTTTGCAGGTTGACCGCATCAACTGTTAGCTTTTTGTTGCTTGGGTGGGAGCAGTTGAACAGCATAAAGCTAGACCAGTTTTTTCTACGATAGCGGGTTTGTGCAACTCCGTCCATCTTTGCTCCTTCGGGTGGCTCATATTTGTGCTTGATACACTGAACAGCAAAGTCTGTTCGCTTACCGTAAACGCCAAAGATACCTTCGATGTCACCACGCACAAACATGTCAGCATCCATAAACAATGCCAGACCCTGATACTGGTTCAATGCAGGAACCAAGAAACGGGTAAATGTAAAGTCTGTACTAAATGGTTTGTTGTCGAAGACATCATATCGTTGTTTCGGGTCGTGTTCAAACACACGTGAAGCCCTGCGATACAAGCCAATGCGCCGAAGCTCTGGCTCAAGCAGGGGGATGATGTCGTATTTTGTATTGTATTTACGGATTGAGTGTTCCAGAACTTCGTAAGCTCTGCTGTCACGGTCATCATATCCAATATAAATAACTGGTCTTCTTTTCATAACTGCTCCAATATAAGGTGCGGTGGACATGAGAGAGAGAAAGGACTGAAGAACTCTGCCCACCGCTTATCTTATATTATATGAAAATTATGCAGCTAAGTCAAGAACTTTTTTATAGTCTTGTAATTCTGTTTGCTGCAGATACCAACAAGCCCTTTTAAACTTGCCGTTATTGTCACCAAAGTTTATATCATTATATAATGTATCTGCCTGTATTGCACCACGGCATTCATAATCGCCATTTTTACCTACCATTAACATGAACACATCTATGTTTTTGTTTTTAGAGTTTGACAATAGACAACCTGTTTGCCACGGCGTAGTCTTTACATCAATGCGGAGTCCGTTGTATTCTACATCTCCCATCTCTAGGCCAGAGGCAACACCTTTTGTGCCAAGAGTAAACAAGTCTGTGGGATATACATCAAGAAGTTTACATGCCGCAAGCTCTGATTCTGCACCCATGATGTCGGGTTCTATTCCAGATAGGTTTTGAGCCACAAGTTTTTGGTTTATAAGTTTACCTCTGTTTCCATAGTATCTGCTTTTTGCTATAAGAAGAGCAATCTTTTTTTCTAGCTCGTTTAAAATAATCTTTGTCATACTATTCTGCACCGTAATATTTATTTATTGTTTGAATCTTTTCATCGGCGGCGGCAATCTTTTCTACCTGTGTTTCAATGGCTTCGACAACATCGGGGTGTTCTCCAATACCAACAGATTGGTTTAAGTAAACTTCAACATTGGCTTGTGCTACTGCAATCTCGCCTTCTAGTTTTTTAGTAAGTGCCTCTAATAAATTCATAATGTTAACTCCGCATTTAGTTCAGAAAATCCCCCAATGTATTTACCATCAATCATAATTTGTGGTACTGTCTTCTTGTCAGGGAAGAGCCTTGAGAACTCTCCCAAGTCTACATCAACTCCTATCTCGTAATAGGTGTAGGGAAGGTCACGTTGCTCACACAACACCCTCGCTCTGTCGCAAAAGCTACAGTATTTTTGTCCATATATCTCAATCTTGTACGCCATATTGTCTCCTACTTGTGCCACAAGCCTTTCAATCTTTTCTTTGCATTTATGTTGGCCTGCTTTTTGTTTTCATGTGACATGCTTTGCCAGTTTGTTAGGTCTTCAGTTGTTCTCCCGCAGTGGATGCAGAAGTCGTGAACATTACTTAGCTCACAACTATCTGCACCCGTATCTGCTTTACAGGGGCTGCTCATCAGGCAGCAGTTAGGTCAACGACCTCACAGGAATCACCAGAGCAAGCCAGTGTTTGTGTACCTGCCGTGTTGTCTTCCTTCTCGTAATCAGAAAGCCTTGACCAGTCGATTGACTTGGGCATAGCACTAAGTGCCTCAGTGTACACAGCCTTGTCACAGTCCTGATAAGGTGCTTGTGCATAGGTGTGGTCACTGTGCGGCAGGAAGGATACACCAGAGCAGATGTCAAAGTTATCGTATACCCATGCGCCAACCTTGAGCCACTCCTCGTCACGAACTGTGATGGTCACTGATGGCTTGTGTTCGCACCACTCAAGGGCATACATCTTCCACAACTCAAGTTGCTCAATCGCAGTCATGTCGTTGCGTGTAACCGCACCGTCAGGTGAAGCCACTGGAAAGCTAAACACTGTCGTGCTTTCAGGCTTCATAACGCAAGGCTCTGCAGGAATGCCTACGTCCTGCATGAACTGCGTCAACGGGTCTTTGTTATCACCTCGTACAGTTCTAATATAATGCGTGCTATGACGAGCGTGAATGCCAGAGGCACTATCAACAAGCTGCGAAACAGTACCTGAAGGCTTGACACAAGTGATGGCCGCAGATGCACTAATTCCAAGTTGCTGTGCAACCTCGTTGTTTGTCTGTACAGCAACGTGGCGCAACTTATTAAGTATTTTTGCAGTCGGTTTGTTTGTGATTTCATTGTCCATAATACCTGTCAGGCTTACACCCAACAGCCTTTCCTCTTCCGTGTTACGTTTCCATACAGGCCGCAGATACGGCATGTGTGTATATGTGGATTGAATCGTACCCAAAATTGTAGCAAGCTTTACTTTGCGTGCTAAAGTTTTCTCTGTGTCGGTTGGGCGAACCACAACCTCTGTCAGATTACAGAACTGATAAGGACGAAGTATAATTTCACTGCACGGGTTTGTCCCCCACTCTCTACCAGTTTCACGGCGACCATTGCGCTCAACGTGTTTATCTGCTGCGTCACGGCTGAAGATGCCACGCTCACCAGACTTAGACTCGACCAGTGCTGTCCACTCACGCATGAATGTTTCCATGTCAGGCTTCTCAGTGTAGGCAACAGAGTTGTTAGCCAAC